CGCCACCGGGCTGATCGTCACCGGCGTCGAACCACCACCGAGATATTCCGCCCGCTGCAGCCGCGCGTCGGGGCTCGTCACCCCGAAATGCGCCCGCACCTTCTCGGTGTAGCGGGTACCGCCCCGCGCGTCGCGCTCCAAGAACTTCTGAATCTGGAACGCCTGGCGCAAGCTATTGATCGTCGCCGCCGTCGCCGTCGACAGGTCCGCCAGCAGCGGCGTGCCACCAACCGACGCCGTGCGCTGGATGTTGTTCACCCCAACATCATTCAACAGATTCGGGGTCCCCGGCGCTCCCGCGACGCCCACACCGATCGCCGTCGCCCCGGCCCCCACATACACCGGGGCGCTCGTACCCAACGGCACCGTGATCGGATTCGCAGCCTTCTGCGGCCACGGCAGACACGAGGTGAAATAGTCGTGCCGCTTCCCGCGCTTGAACGGCTCACTGTTCACCGAACCCGCGCCGCCGCCAGGATCGGGCCCATCCGTCAGGGGCACGCTCACCGACGCCACCAGGTTCTCGTCACGGAACCACTGGTTGTAAATCAGGCAGTACGCCCGATACGGCAAGCAACTGTGCGTCCAGCTCGACGCGGTGCACGCGATCGACGTCGGAATGCCCAGGTAGTCGGCCACCGAACCGACGCTATACCCCGCGGCATTCACCGACGTCATCGGCATTGTATACGCGGTGAACGTACTCGGCTCCTGCTCGCCCATGAACTTGACGAAGTTACTCCAGATCAGCCGGTAAGGGACGAAGAAAAAGAACGTCTCCAAGTAGAGATTATCCATCACCGGCTTGAGCGGCGTCGAGAGCCGCGCCAGCAGATGCGCCCGCAGGTTGAACGTATCCCCTGGCAGCACATCATCCAGATAGAACGGAATCAGTTGCCCTGCCTGGAACGTCGTCTTGTACCCGTGACTGCGGTCGAACACCGACCGCTCGATCTCCGCGCGTGGCACCATCGCAAATTTATGCTGCGGCGGCATCACCGACGGCATCTTCGCCCCTCGCGACATTACGCCTCCCGCTTCAAGTTAATACACAAACACACTTGCACCGGCGCCCGCTCCAGCTCCATCACGCCATCATCCGACCACACGCCGAACCGGAACAACGAAAAATCCTCCGGATGCTTCGCCGGAGCCTCCTCACCACTGCCGTTCACCAGGTCCGAGAGCGATCGCACCGCCGCGCCAACCGACTGCGCGAAGAACGGCGACATGAACGCCTCCACCTTCGCGTCATACAGCGCCATCATTTCCAGCTTCATTCCAGGCTCCTTCCACCAAGGGTTAACCGCGCCTTCTGTAACTTCTCCACGCGCTCCAGGTACTCGCCCACCATCCGAGGCTCGCCCACAAACCGCCGAATCTCCGACAACCGGCACAACCGCCGCGCCGCCTCCGGCGAACTTCCATTCATCAACTTGCGATAATAGCGCGGCATCGGCACTTCCTTTCCGGACTCAATCACCGTCCCGTCCTGCTCCAACTCTCCACCGAACCGATCGAACCACCCGGCGCCGATCCCCGGCCGCCGACTCATCTGCGCGAATTCCGGCTCCAGACAGAACAACTCGCCACTCTCCGGGTCCACCCGGAGATAATGCTCGGCTGCCGCCTCGCCCCTCACTTTCTTCGTGACGTACCGCGCGACATACGCCGCCGAGTCGAACGTGACGGTTCCAACTTCAGAGAAACCATCAGGCCACAACGCGGACAGATCAGCAGATCGATACACGGCGTGATCACCGCGACTTCCTGCACGCACTGCATCCGTAGGGAACCACCCAAACAGGCATGCGTGATAGTGAGGCCTACCGCACTCCGCGCCGTACTCGCCACAGTAGAACACCCTCACTTTCTGCGGCGCTATCCGCCGCCGCAACCGCTTCATGAACAACGGAAACGCCTGACGGTCCAACGACCCGCCAGGCGTCATATGCTCAGGATCGACCGTCAGCGTTACAAAACAGTTCTCGTCGTGCAACGACGCTTCGTGCATACACCGGACGGCCCATTGACGGGACCGTTCCAGATCGCACCCAAGACAACCGCCACACGGCACCAGCTCCGTCGCAAAAGTCGACCGCGACTCCCTGCGGCCGCCCTTCACAGCCACGGGGCGCGTACACCCCATTACTTCGTCCGGCCATGCAACCACTTCGAAAACCAACCGACTGCAGCTGACAGCGCCGCAATCACCAGGTCCACAACATCATGCGAGACGGTCACAGCCGAATCCCGCCACGCATCGGCCCGATCGGCGACACGTTCTTACCGTGGACCCGCTGGGCACCACGGCTGAACACCTTACGCGAGTGACCTCGCGACATCTTCCCACGGCGCGCCATCATCCACCCCCAGGAAAAAAGAAAAGACAACAGCAACAGCAACAACAGCTAAGCTAACACCGCCACTACGTCTAGTCAAGCACCCGCGCGCACGCGGAAAATGCGCGCGCGCGCGCAAAACTTTCTCCTACGATCGTTGGCGTAATCTGACGCAGCTTAACAACGCTCGCCTGAAACCCCCTGACGGGGGTCGGCTCGCAGAGACCAGAGACGGGGGGTGGGACATAACGACACACAACAACTGCGCTACCCGTGGAAAAACAGGGGACACCAGACCGGTTTCCCCTCACCCCTTCCCTCCACTGACAACCAAAAAGGTGTCAGTGGGCACAATACAACAAGTATGCATTGTGCCAAGGGGCGGCCTCACGGCCGCCCCCCAGCTCCTACAGGCCGCTCTACGCGGCCCCTGGCGCCTCCGGCGCCACGACCGGCGGCTCCGCCGCCTTCTCCACCAGGCCGAGCTCCAACAGCTCCTCAGGGGCCAACACGCCCCCGCTGACCATATCCACGAACGTGACCGCATCATTCCCGAACCGCTCCCGCACAGCTGCGGGCAGGGCCATGAACCCCTCGGTCGCCCGCTGCACGACCTCCAGGGCATCCCGATAGCTTCCCACCGTACTGACGTCGGTGAACGCCGCTTCGCGGCCATCGACCGGAAAAACCCCGGTCTTTTCATACCGCTTCATGATCTCATTCACATCCGCCGCGGCGACCTCGCTCTGCCGCGTCATGGTCGGTTCCCGACACACCGTCGGGTTATCGACCGGACCCTTCGGGTCCTCCGGAAACAACAGCCTCTGTTCCACCGGGCTACCTCCGTTCAGGATACAGCAACGACCGACCCTGTCGGCCACTGCTGACACGACGCCACATATCACCGATCCGCTGATACCCTTCCGACGCCGTCCGCGCAAACATCCCCGGCAGCCGCCAAATATCCCGGCGCTGCTCCGTCAACTCGCCCTGACGGGACGACGCGAACGCGCCGGCACGCGCCGACGCCAACTGCTGCTCGAACTCACGGGAGGCCCTACTATCACCCGCTGTCCGCCGAGGATCACCATACTTGAACACATAATCGGCGCCAGCACTGTCCGCCTCCCACGCCGCCTTGTCAGCCTGCCCTTCCACAAGGCGGCGCTGCTCACGCACGACCTTCAGCTCTTCTCGCTGCCGATTCGCCGCCAACGCCGAAGAAATGCCAGGTGTCACCGGGTCTTCCACCCGCGCCATTGCACCGCTCGGCGCAGCCGCGCCCCCCTGGTCAAACGCCAGCATGGGGTTCAACCCAGCAGCCCGCATATCCGCCGTCGCCCGCTGGTACGCGGTACTGCTCATCCGTTCCTGAAATCGCATCTGCTCCCGCGCCAAGCGCGCATTCGTCTGATTCGCCTGAAACTGCCCATACGCCGACGCGAGACCAACACCAATCGCTCCGATCGTCACCGGATCCACACGCCCTCCTAGAAGTGATCGATCATCCCAGGCACCGAGTACACCGGCAGCGGCCGCGCACACTTCAGCTCGAGATACGCATCGAGAATCAGATCGGGCTCGCTGTTCACCGCCAGCACCCGATCCAGCACCGTGGACGTCTGGTCCTGGATGAACGTCGCCGCCAACGTCGGCAGCGCCCCGAAGTTCTCCGACAGATGCCAAATACCTAACGTGCCGGCCACGTACGGCCGGAACAGGCCCGTGATCCGCGACGGCTTATACCGATACTCACTGTACCGCTCCTGATACCCGAACGCCGCCACATTCTGCGCGGCATTGTCCGCCAGATAAATCTCGCGGTTGAGTACCGCCTGCTCCCCTAGGTGCGCGAACGACGGCCAGAACAGGTCATAGATGGTCGAACGCGACCAAAACCGCTCTAGTCCCTGACTATACGTCAAATCCGCGCGCACGTTCACCAGGCCGAGCACCAGGCCGTGCTCTGTAAACGACTTCACAAACCCGTGACCGCCCGACGCGAACACCGACCCAAACGCCGACAGGTTCCCGATCGGCGTATCGTTCGGCGCCGCTGCGCCGCCCTTCGGGGCCATCTGCGCCACCGGGCTGATCGTCACCGGCGTCGAACCACCACCGAGATATTCCGCCCGC